AAAAGATGTTGTCACAGGCTGATGAACTCTGCAAAACTGTTTTTGTCGGTGACACCTTCAAGGACAGGATGTTCAGGATGATGCGCCTCGACCTGTCAGGATGGCAGATTATAAGATAGGATTAACATAAACACCGTCTATAGCAGCCTTTCCTACATGTTTCTTTGAATATTTTTCATCTTTTATAAAAGCTGCCATAAACATCATCGTTAATGCCCATATCAACGATGACAATCCTCTCAGAACCATCTTTGTCCTTGACGACACCCCACGAACTTGGTCTTTTCAGGTCACCGATAGCCTCAAGTCGAAAGTTGTTCATATAGTCAGCCAAACTCCAGAAAAATGAATATTCATATTCATCGGATTCAATGAACTCTTCGTACTTTTCAGCGTCACGACACTGTCCGTATTGTGCGTATCTTCCGTACCAAGAATGCACAAAATCAATGAATCCGCACATGAACTTGAAATCGTGACCGGTCAGTTTCCTGAAATCATCAGGTTTGGCACGCCTTGCGAACTGCATTTCCGCCCAAAGATAATTTTCATCGGTGTCGTAAACCTCAGTTGTCAATTCATTATCCCTTGCATAACTATCCTCTGCCTCAGCCCTGTTCTGTGCTATTCCTTTGTTGTTCTTTGCAAGTTTCAGAACAGTAGTATCATCAATGAGATAGACAATTCTTGCGCTTCCGCTACCCAACCTTTTAAGCCTCTGTTCGCAGTAGCTGACTCTCTGACTAAAACTCATAAGTTTCTTGAAATCATCCATTGAGAAGTTCTGAGGATAGTTTGCGACTTCATCCATCGCTGTTTCCATAATGATATGTTCCATTATGGCGTTTGTTATCTCCTGTATTTTTCGATTAACATTCATATTAGCAACCTGTTGTTTCCTCGTCATTATTCTCCGAATCCGAATTGTAGTTCATGTATCTGTCATGTTCGTATTCGTTCTTGTCACCCCTCACCTTTGCGAAACCCGCACCGATGAATCCGGAAGCGATCGCGGTGAAGCAGGCAGCAACACCCATAAGGTCAGTATTTATGGTGTTAGTCCTTATAACCTCAATGAGTATAGCTATATCAAACACAAGTATTGTGAGGCATCCTATGATGGTCACACATACAAGGAAGAAGTTCTTAGAGCTCACACCCGTATTGTTCTCCACAAGTTTCCTGAAAAAACTGAATTTAGCCATAGTGAAAATGAATTTATGCACAAAAATAAATATCGTACTACGATATATTTATATAAAAAAGTCTGACATGGCAAGTAATTATGAAAAATACCTTGAATGCAACGTCATAACCGACATTCTGTTCAAGAAGAGGGCTGGGGTTAACGACCTTATCAACAAGGAGGAGGCGGCTCTAATAAAACTCAACTCATACAACACGAACGCGGCGTCTGTAAGGGACAAGAAAACAGAGGTGATCCAGAAAATCAACGACCTCAAGGACCAGGTAAGGGGAATATCCGATGACATCGCCTCAGTGAACGCAGCAAGGGACACCATCCTCAACGACATTCTGAACGACATCGGCTGCGAGTACGTCACCCTGTAAAACACAAAATAAAGCAAAGGAAAACAACACATAATGAAAAAGCAGAACACAAGAATTGACGAGATGCTGTCCAACATCGGCAAGACAAGGATAGGCAAAAAAGAATCAAAGAAGAAACTCACCCTCGAATCCATGATTTACGATGATAGCGAAGGTGCTGAGGATTTTGACTTCACGGAGACCGATGAAGATGAGATTGAAGCCAATGACACCACGCAGATGTCAACAAGCGGAATCATAAGGGACATCAGGATACAGGTGTTAAAAGGTCTCGCAGCGTTGGCGGAAAACCCGGAGAGCGAGGAATACGACACCCTGAAAAGGATACTCACCATCTGCGACAAGCCCACTGAGAAGAAACCCTCCATGCAGGGCAAAAACCAATAATACGATATTTATAAGAAAAATAAAAAGATAACACATCATAAAATGGACTTACTTATCAAAGCCCCTATCGAATATGAACTGCTAAGGAAAAATAGGTTTCTCTTCCGCTTCCCCTCTGACCTCGGAATCCAGGAATGGTGGGTTGAGAGCGGCTCCAGACCGAAATTCTCACAGAACAACGTTGAAATCCCGTTCCTCAACACGTCCAGCTACGTAATCGGTCGATACAAATGGGATCAGGTCTCATTGAAACTCAGGGACCCTATCGGACCGAGCGCTTCACAGGCTATGATGGAGTGGGTGAGACTGCACAGCGAATCACAGTCAGGTCGTCAGGGTTACGCAGCCGCTTACAAGCGCGACATCATCCTTGAAATGCTTGACCCGACCGGTGTTGTGACACAGCAGTGGATTATGAAGAACTGCCAGATTCTCGACAGCAACTTCGGTGAACTCGGTTATACCGATGACGCTCTCGCATCCATTGACATTACCTTGCAGCCACACTACTGTATACTCAGTTTCTAATATCATCGCACATGGCTGAAGCTAATGCGGGCGGCTTGTCTACAGCCGCCTTTTTTAGTTTTGATATGAGCCTGATGCGTTCCTGATTTTCATCGCCTTCTTGTAGTACTCCTTCCATGAGATGACCTGCCTTCCGTCAGACAATGAGCGCAGGCTTTTAAGTGCGACACGGATTGTTGTCCCGGGTCTACGGCTGTTGGGACCGTAGTTGGTGAGTTTGACAACCGCGAACTTGTCACCTGATGAGATGATGACACCTTTCGATGAGCCTTCAATCACACGGTTTCTTTCCTCTCTTCTCCACGACCACGTTACGGGAATGTTCTCCTTCGGTGGCACCTCGTTGATGAGTTCAACATCAAGAAGGTTATATAGTTCATCCTTTATAACTTGTTTGACCGTTTTTGTCATAGATTCACGATTTTGTCACGTTTCCGTTGGCGTCAATCTTATACCACTTGCCAACATTCTCCACCAATGCGTAGCCGTTGCAAAAGGACCAAGCACCACCCCACCACTTTTTGGACAGAAGTTTGCCGTCAGTGGCGATGTGGTTGTATTTGCCGTCCTTCACAACCTTTGCGTAGCCTTCGTAGAAGCTCCAAGCGTCATCGAACGCTTCCACGCCGCTCATGTCCACCTCGCGGAGGATGGTGATTTCGGAGCAGACGAGCTTGCCGTCACCCTCCGCACTCTCAATGATGTCACCGCCGCATTCAACCTCGCAGAAGACGTTTTTCCCGTTGTTGGGGTAGAACTGCCACGTCTGATGCAGTTCATGGCAGGCATGGAAGCCCCTTTCGCAGAGTTCAATCTCGCCATCGTACTTGTATGTTTCTCCCACCTTGTAGGTGAAGTCACGGCAGCTAAGCGTGCCGTCAGCGTTTCGGTTGAATCCTTTGTATGCTTTCATATGCCTATTGTGTTTTAAGTTTCACAGTGCAAAAATACAACTTCAAACAACACATAAAAATTAAAAAATGTTAAAACACTATTCGCCTTATGCCTTCAGTGTCCTTATCCTCTCGTTGATGTACCACACAGCCTTCTCAAGATCCTCAATCTCCTTCTCCCTGTCCGTCATCCCTTCCTCTGACTTGAGACCGCACCTCCACAGGTATTTGATGGCGTTACCTATGCAGAAGTCGTAGTGTTTCGCAATCTCTATGCACTCCACTCCTGAAGGGTGAAGGTTGTAATGTTCGGGGTGGTTTACGTGTTCCTTCATTGGTTTGTTTTCGTTTGTGTTGTTATTTTTAAGTTCTTTGGACAATGATGCAAAATATTCCTCAGCATTGTTGAAGTAAAAGTCAAACAACTTTTCCGTCATTCCACCATCAAAATCAACAGAATCAAGGCTGTTTTTAATTTTATATTTCTTGAATTTTGTATCTTCATCCATCCATGTTCTTTGAAACCATGATTCAGAGAATTTTGCGTTAGGGTTCGGACAGGAAGCCACTATAATTTCTTTGGCATCCATGAATGAACATGACGCATCCCTAAAAAAATCCATACTCCTATCATAGGAGTCAGCCGAATCGAAAATGGCAAAACCATTAGTGAAATCCATACCTATCAGGTTATAATATTGCGCAACATAAAAAGAAACATGTCCGTCTCCACAAGAAAACTTCAATTTATCACGCACTGAACGTTCAACATTCAATTTACCCCAATGTATTTCTTTGCTGCCACCTATCATGTCAGTAACATCATGCCCTGAAAAATCCAA